TTCACCTCGTGGTATTGCAGAGCAATGAGGGGAAGAGCAAGTCCGGGGTTGCGGCAGTACCAGAACTGAAGGGGCACGTAAAGGGTGGTCTCGGGGAGGGCCTTGCGGGGAGCGCACACCTGGGAAGGGGCAGAAGTGGAGGCACAGGGACCAGACACCTCAGCGAAAGCGGGGTCAGTGATGTAGGTAAGCTGGGTGGTGTTACCGATCATCTTGTAGTAGCCGGACTGCTGCTCCTTGGAAAGGGTCAGCTGGTTCCAGATGTGCATCCAGTCGCCATACTGGCGGTCGATGCGCTGGCCTCCAACCTCAATCTCCACCTGGGCGATGAGCTGCTCACCAACGAAGTCCAACCAACGGGCATAGACGTCACCACTGGCGACGTCCTGGTTGATCTCAGGAAGAGTCACCTGAAGGTAGGTGCGGTAGGCAAGATCACCATTACGGGAGATAGTGCAGGTCACGCGACGGCCGAAGTCAGCCTGTCCGGAGAAGGTCTGCTCGATGGACTCCATCGCGAAGTTGGTGTGGCGTCTGTAAGACACCTTCCAGAAAGTGATTTCAGGGGTTCCAGTTAGGAACACGTCTTGGGCGCCATAGGCGACAAGTTGCATAAGTCCTCCAGCCATTTTGGATTATATATACTATTACAAAAGAAAATAATTTTGGAAAAAACACATTAATTTCATTTTTTTATTGTCGTTTCATTTTTCCTAAATTATATCTTGTATACACACCACAATTGTAGTTTACTTGGAAAAATTACAATTCGCACTGCTTACGGTAAGTATTTGTAATTTTGTATTTTACAATTGTAACCACATTACATCACAATTGTAAAATAGTTTTTTTTGAACTAAATATATACATATCAATTGTCTAGAAAGCAATGTTCAGTAGAATTGCTTATTATGAAGTGTTCTAAATAGTTTTCTTCAAATATTTCGCGTTTGTTTTCATGTTTTTTCGTAAAAATGTATTTGTCGTTTTGTTTTTTGATAGACCATCCTTTTTCTAATGCATTCATCAGAAACATCATTTTTTGAAATTGACTCTTGCTTAATTTTATTTCGTTATGTTGGTCAATTATAACATTTTTGGGATTATCAGACATATACATTTCATATATGGTTTTTATATAGGATTTTGACGAATTTACAAGAAGTTTGTTTATTGTTAACGATAAAATTAACATAAAAACACTCTCGTAGATATATCCAAAAATATCAAATATGTCTTCATCGAAAGTGACCAAAACATCAGTTCACACGATTGATGAAAAACATACGGAAATAATTAATGAAATTAATCATAACCACGAAACNGTTATACCTGANTTGTTAAANGAAAAGAGTCGACTCAAAGATTATATACGCTCATTGAAAAAATCTCAAATAGATGACTATATGGAAACACGTGACCGGATTTATGCGATACAAGACGAAATTGCTGTTATGAAACAACAAAAAAAGGATTATTATCTCAACAATTCAAAATATATTTTTGACTATTTTGAACAAAAAAAACAAATCTCGGCAAATGAAACACCGAATCCACATTCAGAAGTAATTAATACATTCTTTAAAATCAAATCAAACACCTCCGATGCTGCTAATCCGCAAAGTGCCAAATACGTTAAATCTAAAAAATATTATCAAAATTATTGGAAAAATGTCTGTAATGATAATTATAACATGCAAGATTGTATAATTGCTTCAGATGTATGTCAAGTATGTAATAAAGGTGAAATGATCCCCCAAGACGAGGAAGGCATCCTAATTTGTAATAATCCTGAATGTGCGAAGTTCATCACGTATATTATCGATGGCGCCAAACCAAACAACAAGGACCCACCTAACGAAGTATCCTATACCGCTTATATTCGATTGAATCATTTCAAGGAAATTTTATCGCAATTCCAAGCAAAAGAAACAACACAAATACCAGAAATAGTCATNGATGCGATTAAAGCGCGTATTAAAAAAGAGCGCATTGAAGATACGTCTACATTGAATTACAACAAAATGCGGGACATATTGCGTAAATTAGGTCTGAATAAGTATTTTGAACATATTCAATACATTAATTCTTTGTTTGGGATTAAACCACCTGTAATGAATGAGGAACTACACGAAACATTATGTGTGTTATTTATCGAAATTCAAAAACCTTGGGCTGTACATTGTCCAGCAAACCGAACTAACTTTTTCAATTATACATATACGTTGTACCAATTATGCAATTTGTTAGACCAGACTCAATATTTACCATATATTCCGATGATGAAAGACCGCGAAAAACAATTGGAACAAGATATGATTTGGAAAAAAGTATGTGATGATTTAGACTGGGTCTTTTGTCCAACTGTGTAATTTTATACATATGTAAAATCTATTTAGAATTATAATTATATTTTACACTACGATTATGCTATCTTGTGAAGAAAAAGAGTTTGTCAATCTTTCTTACAATAATACGAATGAATATCGCAAAGAAATAAGACGTATNTTTTGTATGGACTCTTCTAATTATCCAGACATAGATGATTCTATTGATATTGAGAGCAAAGATGAGTTAGAATATGACGAAAAAACAATGTCTGTAGCATTAGACCGAATTTATGCAAACACCAAGGACCATCCAACATTCAAAGAAATATTTGAAAAATCGGCAGGATGTATGTTTTCTATCGACCCCGAAATTGGATTAGCGGTTTTGTGCAGTTATGACTATTTAGATGTCTTCATTCCGTGTTATAGAGAATATATGCTTACTGGTGTATTTGATACAACAAGCATATATTATGTAAATTTGTTTAACAAACTATATGAATAAATGATGATGAAATTTACTCTTCTTTATTAGCCTCTGCCTCTGCGTCAGCCTTCTTCTTGGCCTCTGCATCAGCCTTCTTCTTAGCCTCTGCCTCTGCCTTCTTCTTGGCCTCTGCATCAGCCTTCTTCTTGGCCTCTGCATCAGCCTTCTTCTTGGCCTCTGCGTCAGCCTTCTTCTTGGCCTCTGCATCAGCCTTCTTCTTNGCCTCTNCNTCAGCCTTCTTCTTGGCCTCTGCCTCTTCGTCAGCCTTCTTCTTGGCCTCTGCCTCTTCGTCAGCCTTCTTCTTCGCCTCTTCGTCAGCCTTCTTCTTAGCCTCTGCCTCAGCATCAGCCTTCTTCTTAGCCTCTGCCTCTTCGTCAGCCTTCTTCTTAGCCTCTGCCTCTTCGTCAGCCTTCTTCTTAGCCTCTGCCTCTGCGGCAGCCTTCTTCTTGGCTTCAGCCTCAGCGGCTTGTTTAGTGACGGCAACTTGACGAGCCGCGGCTTGTGCCTTCAAGTTTGTTCTGGGACGCATTAAAAAATTCATGATTATACATAATTAATATATAATATTCCTTACTAAATAGAATCTTGATTTAGTATTTATATAAACACAATTTTTATGTAAATAAAATGTATACTCTATATAAATAATGTCATCAACGAGAAATAAGAATTCTATTGGCGATTATCAGCATGAAATTCGTAGTTACACGAACGCATCTAATTACACGACATATGAGCAATCTGGAAAAGCGCCTACTAACCATTTCGCGGGAGACGGTTTACTAATGGGACGCATGGCTTCAGAAAATCTGTCAAGTAATGCATGCGACATTGAATCGCAATTGATGGGAATCGGGTCTACGAATTTAGTGAACCCCAAAAAACATGTTCAACCCAAAGTACACGATATAAAGTCGCTGAATATGATTGACCGACTTTCAATGGTGATCCCAGAACCGCTGGTCGTTGAGAAAAACCAACGCCCTTATCCTAAGAATTAAATCGCATTTTGGAAGTAACATTATGCATATTTTTAGGATGTTTTTTAAATGTTGAGTGTTTATGGTGAATCGCTTTCTTTTTATTCGATAATTCTTCTAAAGTTATATACTGAGAAGTATTATCAATCTGGTCTTCTTGAAATATGGTAGATTCTTGCTCGGAATTTGCATGTATATTTTGAACAATTTCCTCGGATTGGTCTTCTTGCTGAATCGGCGATGATTCGTCAAACTGGTTTTGCTCATGTAGATATTCTTGTATTTTATCTGATAAAGCGGTTTGTAAGTCACAGTCAGTTCGTTCAGGTAAACTATCGCACTGCGTAAATGATATATGTAAATATTCTTGCATGGGCTCGATCATGTTATCAATAATTTTTACAGGCAAGTCAATATGGGCCATAATTAATTGTACGGATTCCATGACTATTTTTGGTTATTTGATAGTTTTCATAAAAAGTATTTAATTGTTTTTATGAAAAAATGTTATTTGTAATAAGTGTAATTCATTATTGTTGTACTGGTCTAATGAAAGGTTCTTGTGATTGACTTTGTCCCATAGGCATTTGGGGTGGGTATCCAGTAGACATCCCCGATGTCAATGATTGTTTGATTTGGTCTATTTTTGCTTGATAAGATGGGTCGTCTTTCGCAATGGCGCGACCGATTATTTCTGGGTTTTTTCCTAAGATAGCAATTGCTCCGTGAGGATATTTGGATGGGTCAAAACCAAGCTGTCTCTCCATTTCCTTATCCACTGCTAGAATATCATCCAATTCCATTTCAGTGTGAAAAACATTGTCCTTGAAGTTGAAATATAGATGAGCAACTTGTTTGAATGGTTGGTCTCCAATCTCCATATCCATAGAAAACTTACCTAGATATTTGTAGTCCGCAATTTGGTCTTTGTCTAGATGAGTTAGTTTTTCAGGAGGACGATGAACTGTGAATTCCTCGTTATAAGGTTCAAACCAATCTTGATAGGTACTGCTTAAATATGTAGATAACCCGGACAACGCTCTTGACGCTGATCCAGTTACGTCGGTATCACACATATTCGGCATCTTTGGCATAGAAGGAATCATTCCTCGTGCATTGCTGAACATATTCTTCAAATCTTCTCCCATTCTTGCCATAGTCATTTGGGGATTCAATTCATCATATAGTTTTTGTCTTTCTGCTAGTAGTGGTAAAATGGGGAGAAGTTTTTGTAGGATTTCGTGTTGTTGGGTATTTTGTTCGATTTCAGCGATTTCTTTTTTAAGTTTATCGCGTTGAGATTCTTGTTCCTTCTCTTTCGCATCAGTTTCTTTACTTACCTTGGTTAATTCCTTGTCTTGTTTTTCGATCTCTGTATCTAACTTGTGTTTTTGTAACAATATTGGAAGTATCTCCAACAATTTTTGAATATTTTCTTGTTTCTGTATGTCAGAATCGATATCATCTTCTTCTTTTTTGGTTTTGTCTATGAGTGTTTGTAATGCTGCTGCTGCTTTGCTTGCGTCAGGTTTGATTTTTTCAGGTAGTTTTGCTGATTTATCTAGTTTAGGTCCTAACTCTGCTT